GCCATGAGACTTCTCGTGGCCGGGACGATCGTGCTCGGCTGCGAGACGATCGAGATCGAGTGCTCCGGTGACAATGTGGCAAGCCGCTTCCACGTGAAGGCGAGCCTCTCAGCCATGAACCAGTCCCTTCAGAGCGGTTGGACCGACGAAGACGAGATCTCAATCGCGATCGACTTCAGGTTGGATCAAAGCCAGGCCGCAATTGGCAGCGCGAGCTGGCAGAGAATGCTCTCCGGGATCGTGGATCGCGTCAGGATGGAGCCGCTCGCAGGTCTTGTGGTGCTCGAAGGGCGAGACCTCACCGCCCGCTTGATCGACCTGCCCGTTGAAGCAGGGTTCCTCAACAAGACGAGTTCCGAGATCGCGGCGCTTTTGGCGGAGCAGGCCGGCTTGGGCTGCGTAGCAGATCCGACTTCGACGCTGGTGGGGCAGTACTACCAAATCCAACATAGCAGGACCAGTCTTGCGACTTTTTCGAGGCACGGAAATGCCTGGGACCTGTTGTGCGAGTTGGCAGACCTTGAAGGGTACGACGTCTGGGTCACGGGTACCGACCTGAACTTTCGCGCGAGCAACGCCTCTGCATCCTCTTCCTTTGACATCATCTGCACGGCAGCCGGCTCAGGAACCGAGTACTCCAGCAGCAATGTCCAAAGTCTGACACTTGGTCGAGCGGTCGGCATATCGGCTGCGTCCACAGTTGCCGTTGCAAGCTGGAACAGCCGCCAGAAGCACCTCGTCACGTCGCAGTATCCAGCCGCGGAAGGGGACCGGGTCTATCGCGTCGTCCGACCGAACCTGCTCCAGGATGAGGCGGACCGGCTCGCCGAGCAAACGTATGCTCGACTGACTCGTCACGAGCGTGTCCTCACGGCGACCATGCCCGGGGAACTCGTGCTGGCTCCACGCTCGACGATCGGCCTGCAGGGCACCGAAACAGATTGGGACGGACTGTATGAGATCAGCCGAATCGAACGGATCATGTCGGTTGAGGCTGGGTTCCGGCAAACCGTGACCGCCAGAAAGTCGGGAGGATTTTGAGAAATGAGCGACTGGATTCAGTCGATGAAGCTGCACGTCGCGCAGCAGCTGGCGGCCATCGGTCAGCCGCGACATGCTCTGGTGAGCAGTGTCGATCCCGTTTCCCATGCGGTCAAGGTGACAATCCAACCCGAAGGAATTGAGAGCGGGTGGGTGCCGGACGGCGCGGTGGCCGCCTGCGGTTTGACGATTGCATGTCCGGCGGAAATTGGCACGCAGGTGCTGATCGTTCCGGTCGAGGGTGATCCGGAGCACCCTGTGATCGTGGCCAGGCTTTTCGATGTGGATACGGTTCCGCCAACGAGTCCGGCGACAAACAAGCCGGTCCAGGCCGGCGAGATCGGCTTCTTTACGAAAGGCGGGAGCTACCTGCATCTCACGCCGGATGGCCTGTATGTCGGTGGGAATCTTATTGTTTCCGGCGAGCTGAAGGCGAGTGGAGATGTTGTTTCAGGCAGCGTGAGCCTGCAGCAGCATCGGCATGGCAGCGTCCAGTCAGGCACCAGCATCTCGGGCGTGCCGGAGACGGCAGGTGGCTGACGTGGCGCATGATCCGGGCGCCGATCTCAGCCTGACCTCGACTGGAGACATCGCCCTTGTCGACGGCGCGTCCGAGACGCGCCAGCGGATCCTGAGGCGGTTGGTGACGAGTGCGGGAACCTACATCTGGCAACTCAACTACGGTGCGGGCCTTCCCGGCTTGATCGGCAACACGACGTCCGCGCAGCAGATCGGCGCCATCGTGCGCGCGCAGCTCGCGCTGGAGGCGAGCGTCGCCACGACGCCGGAACCAACCGTCAGCACCTCGTCGGACATGCTGGGCAGCGTAAGCATCGTCATCACCTACACGGATGCGGATTCCGGGCAGGCTCAGACCCTTTCGCTTCCCCTCGGAGGTTAAATGCAGGTCTCTCTGCAGAACTTCTCTACCATGGTGGAGAACATGGCGGCCGCCGTGCAAGGCGCGTGCTCCAGCCTGATCGACCTCACGGTTGGTTCCGTCCTGAGAGCCGTCCTGGAGGCCACGGCCTCCGTCGCGCTTTGGTTGCAGTACATGGTGCTGCAGGTCCTCAGCATGACCCGCCTCGCCACGAGCACCGGTAGCGACGTCGACAGCTGGGTCGGCGATTTCGGGATGACCCGGCTGCCTGCCGCTGGGGCTTCGGGGATGGTCATCATGACGTCCTTCAACCCGTCGGCGCAAGCCTCCACGGTTCCGACCGGTGCCATCGTCCGGACGTCGGACGGGACTCAGAGCTTCGCCGTGACCGGCGGCCCATACGTGCGGACGCAGGAAGAGGCCAGCATTTCCGTTCCGGTCGTGGCAACGGTCGCAGGTACGTCTGGCAACATCCAGGCCGGATTGGCCTCCGTGCTCGGAACGGCGATTGCCGGTATCGATACGGTCACGAATCCCTCGGCCTTCACCGGCGGGTCGGCGGCAGAAACGGACGCAGCACTGCGTACCCGCTTCATTTCGTTCATGAACACGCGTGCGCAAGCCACGGAGCAGGCACTTGGTTATGCCATTTCTTCCGTGCAGCAGGGGCTCACCTTCGCCATCACCGAGAACGTCACCGCAGCGGGAACGTCGCTTCCGGGATACGTTCAGGTCGTGGTGGATGATGGCTCAGGGTCACCGGAAGCAGCGCTCTTGCAGAGCATCGCAGCGGCAATCGACCTTGTGCGACCGGTCGGTGTGACGGTGAATGTGGCGGGGCCCGTGCTGCAGGCAGCGAGCATCACGGTGTCCATCACGAGCGACGGGAGCGTGACGTCGAGCTCGTTGCAGACGCTCATCAGCGACGCCCTGACGACCTACATCAACGGCCTGTCCGTGGGGCAGATCCTGCGCTACTCGCGGATAGCCGGGCTCTGTTACGACGCAAGTTCAGCAGTGACGAATGTCCAGGATGTTCAGCTGAACGGTGGATCCGAAGATCTTGGTGGTGCGGCCGGAAGCGTCGTCCGCACTGGGACGATCAACGTCGTGGTGTCGACATGAGCGGCACTCAGACGATTGGCTCGGTCAAGGAGATCGTCCAGCGCCTGCGGGCGGTTCTGCCGCCGAGCTGGTTTCCCATCACCGCCCCGAATGCCACGATCAGTGCGACGCCTGTGCTCGACGGGTTGCTGACCGGCATCTCAAGTGCGTTCTCCAGCAGCTATGCGCTGGTTGTCTATGCCGCGCGGCAGGCCCGTCTTAGCACAGCGTCCGGCGCGTTCCTGGACATGATCAGCGCGGACTTTTTCGGCACCGAGCTGAGCCGCGGGGCGGCTGAACTCGACGACGCGTTCCGGAGCCGGATCCAAGCGAACCTCCTGCTCCCGCGCGGCACGCGTGCCGCCGTGAGCGGGGCCGTAGACATGCTGGTGGGACAGGCGCCGACGCTGGTTGAGACGTCCCGCGCGGCCGATCTCGGTGGCTACGCGGCAGCGGCTGCCCCAGCCGGCAGCGGTGGTGGCGGTTATGGAAGCCCGTTGCTGAGGTTCGGGCAGAAGGACGGCGCCTTCCAGTTCCTTGTTGGCGTGGCTGCAGCGAGTTGGTCGCGTCGGCCGACGCAGGCAACGTTCATCGGCTCGGACGGCTTCATGCAGGTCGCCGGGCCTTACGTGCTGAGATCGAATGGAAGCGGATCGGCTGACGACACGTCGCTTGTTGAGGCTCGTGGCTTCAATTTGATCAAGGACAGTCTTGGGTGGAGCGGGCTGAATGCGGCGGCGCCATCTGCAAGCATGACCTGGTCGGTCGACGCATCCGGGACGGGAGCCCTTCTGCCTGGCGCTGCGACTGTGAAGATGTTGGTCCTGAACAGCGGGAGTTGGACAGGGCCGTCGTTGAGCTGCCTGGTGCCGAGCGGGGCGGTCACTGCCTCGGCTTGGGTCTTCGTCCCGACATCCCACGGTCTTGAGTCCTGCAATCTCACCGTTGCGGCCGGGAATCTTGTGCAGTCAGCCACCGTGGATCTGACGCGGGTGGAGCAATGGCAGCGGGTTTCCGTGAGCCTCGCCGGCCTCCCGTCCGCCTCGCTCGTTATGGGTTTTGGAGGCATTGCCGCTGGCGCTGCGACTGCCTCCGTCCTGACGCAGTGCTGGCAAATAGAGCCCGGCCAGTCAGCAAGCAGCTACATCCCGAGCAACGGCACGCTGGGTTTCCGTGAAGCCGATGACGTGGTCAGCGGGACTGCAACAGCAGGAAGCCTTCCGGCAACTTCCGCGCTGCTCGAGGCGGTACGGCGGGCCGCGCCGGCCGGAACCGTTCCCTGGGTCGCACAGATCGCCTGAACTTCGGGTGAACGCCTCAATCGCCGTGCCGCACTAAGTGGTACGGCCCGTCGCGCTCGTGAGGAGCATCTCCTTTGGATCGTCAAATAGTTTATGTCGGCGCGGTGCCGCTCGACACGGACCAGCTTCTGCAATCCCGCAACACGATGGTCGCTCTTGGTTATCTCGCCAAAATGACTATCGGCGATGGAACGGTCTATGCGGATGGCTTGTCCTGCTCTCCAGGTTCCGGTCTGTCCGTCGTCATCGGCGCTGGAAGCATGACGTCACCGAGTGTCGTCGATACCGGCTATTACGGCTCGCTGCCACCCGATGGTGATGCACTCGTCAAGATCGGCATCAACACCCAGGCGACGAACCTGACTCTGCCTGGGAGCGGCACTTATGTCGTGTCCGGCTGCGTCAGCGAAACGCAGGCGGGAAGCTCCGTGCTGCCGTATTACAACGCCACCAACCCGGCGCAGACTCTCGTAGGGCCGCAAGGCAACGGAGAGGCACAGGCGAGCGTGGTACAGCAGCGCGTGTCTCTTGCCGTCAGCTCTACCGGAGCCGTTGCGAGCGGTTATGTCCCTCTTTGGACGGTGACGGTACCTGCCGGCGCGACGTCGGTCACGTCTGGCATGATCACTGTCGCGTCCGGCGCACCATTTGTCAGTGTGAAGTTGCCGCAGGCTGCGCCGCTCGCGTCGCCTGCATTTAGCGGCCGACCGACGGCTCCCACGGCGACGGCAGGGGACACCAGCACCCTCCTTGCGACGACGCAGTTCGTGATGACGGCGACGGCCAGGAACCGTGCCGCCTGGGGTAGTGCCGGAAGCTATAGCTGGACGTGTCCCGCTGGCGTCACCTCCGTTCTGGTTCGCGGATGGGGCGCCGGCGGTACTGGCGGTGCGTCGGGAGGAGGCTTTGGCGGCGGCGGCGGCGGCGGCGGCGGCTATGTCGAGGTCCTGCTGCCGGTGTCGGCCGGCACGCAATACCCCGTCGTAGTCGGCGGCGGGACCGGGAGCAACCGGGCGACGAGCTTTGGCTCCCTTCTGGTGATCAGCGGCGGCGGTGACGGGGCCGTGGGTACGAGCACCGGTGCAGGCTCGGGCGGCAGCGCAGGGACGCAAACGACGGGAAGCGCGAGCTCCCTCGCGTCGCTCGGAGTGGGACCGGGCCAAGCGGGTTATGCGATCGGGACCGCGATCGTCGGCGGATCGGGAGGCAGCAGCTTCGGCACCGCAGCAAGCCACGCGGCCTATAGCGGCGCTGGCAGCAATGGCGGATGGCCCGGTGGCGGCGGATCCGGGGGGGGCGGAGGAAGCGGTGGAACCGGAGCCGACGGTCTGCTCGTCATCGAATGGCTCGGCTGATGGTGACGACCGCGGAGGCCGCCCGCTTCCAACGCTGCGCGACGTTCACGCGTCAGGAGGAAGGCGGCTTCAGTGATGACGTGCACGACCCCGGGAACTGGACCGGAGGGCGCGTCGGTGTCGGCCTTCTCGCCGGCTCGAATATGGGCGTGACCGCGGCTGCACTGGCGCGCTGGCTCGGACTGAAGGCGGTCACGAAGGAGAGGATGCGGCAGTTGCCCGCTGCCACCTTCGATGCCATTGCGCTGAGTTTGTACTGGACGCCGATGGGGTGCGGTCGCCTCCCGGAGGGCGTCGACCTCATGGTGTTCGACTATGGCTGGAACCGTGGCGCGTCGACCAGCCTGCGGCTGCTGCAACGGGTTCTCAAGCTTCCACAGGACGGCATCTGTGGTCCTATGACGGCGGAAACCGCTTCAGCGGAAGACCGGACTTCGTTGATCGGACGGATCTTCGACACGCAACTCGTGGCCTATCGGGGGCTCGCCGATTACGACCGGTATGGCAAAGGCTGGCAGGCGCGGGCGGAACGTCGTCAGCAGGCGGCTCTTGCCGCTGGCTTGGTCCTGACGTGAAGCGACTGCCTCGTGGCGGCTTGGCCGTGGAAACTGGCCGGGCCGCTATGAGTCAGCCGGGAGCGTGTATCGAGCCATAGAGGCTGGCCAAGGGCTCGCCAGCGGGCGCAAAAGGTGAAATCCTCGCTGAGGTAGGTCCCCGTTTCCTGGTCGATCATGCAGTCGAACAGCGCGTAGTGATCGATGCCGGGCCCAGATGTTGCCGGGTAGGCGTGAACCTGCCGATAACGCGTTTCCGGGTATGCGGCAATCAATCGCTCGATGGCCTGACGCTCGATGAGCAGGAAGCCTGTGCCCGCGTAGCGGGCGGTCGCATAATCGCCCGCACGCTCGGCCACGCTTCCGGGCTCGAGTTCGCCCACGTAATGAAGGCCGGCGGTCTCGATGGGTTCCCCTTCTGTCAGGCGAGCCCGGAAATCCGCGTCCCAGTAGTACGCCTTCAGCGGGTACATTCCGCCGATGATCGGCTTCCCCGCTTCCAGGAGTCGAATGACTTGATCCGGCTCGAAGGCGATGTCGGCGTCGATGAAGAGGATATGCGTCGCTTCCGTTTGGTTGAGGAACTGTGCGAGCAGCGTGTTCCGGGACCGCGTAATCAGGGCATCCTGGCCCAGGAGGCCTAGTGTCAGATCGAGTCCGAGGGACGGGGCCTGAGCCATCAGCATGCAGACCGACTGCATGTAGCCTTGCGTCACGACGCCGCCGTAGCAGGGTGTCGCAATGAAGATGTGAGCTTGCAT